TCATCGACATCTGTCAGCATCGTATTGCCACTGTCTCCGAACCGTATAATAAAGTCTCCGGTACTTGCACAAGTAAATTCATAAAATCTTGTACCGTCTGAAGTATATGGTTTGTCGGTATTTCCCATCTCTCCATAACGATACCCTAAACGGTCTGAACCGTCCTTCGCCATCGTGATGCAGACATTAGATGAGTCTCCCCCTGACTTATTAAATAAACCTAAATTAAGATACATTAAAAGTACCACTAAAAGTTATATTTTTAACATCAGAACTTATAGAATATCTACTGCCACCTAACACTGTAGTCGTAGTAATTGTGCCATCTGATAATGTGCAATTTACATCACCATCATCTATAAATTCTATGACATTATCCGTATCTAGCACAGTATAAGGACTAACAGCATTACCTCTACCTAATGGCATACCTTGAATTGGTGTTCCTGCATCTTTTGTTAACATAATATCTCCTTATGATATTTTCATTATATAAGCTAATGTATAAAATGGAGGTCTATTATCTCCAGTACCTCCTGTACTACTCGTCACAACATTTTCAGTATCTATGGTAACATTATGTGTATGAGATCCTGCATCGCTAGTATTCATAGATTTGGTATTTACTGTTATAGAATGACTATGATCTCCAGCATACGTTGTATCCTTATCCCAATAATCCTCTTCTACCAAATAACCAGAACTACTTCCAAGCTCACCTTGACCAGTATAAACTAATCTCATAACACCATTATGTTTATGTGAACCAGTAGTATTAGATGAAGCACTATGGTTATGTGTAGCATTATGGTAATGCTCACCAGAACTAACTGTAATACCAGTATGAGAATGATTTGCTGTGTGAGTATGGGCAGGCATTGTAGACTCTACAGTCCCTCCAGAAACACCTATACCACCTTGAGTAGATGTACCCATAATAAACTTATCCCTGAGATCGGGTGTATTATTTGATCCATCACAAACTTGCCAAGTAGAATCCAGATCACCTAGTATACCAGCAAACATAAGAATAGTACCTATAGGTACACCTGACATACTTGTAATTTTATCATTCAGTACTTTACCTTGATTAGCACTAAGTGGTTTATCAACATTAGTATGTGTTAAATCATCTATTACATCTTCTGTTGTAATATCTGATACCCAGGAACTAAATGCACTAGCATCTGTAAGTCTATGACGCCTATAAAAACGCCTATCAGAAGCAGAAAATACTTTCTGAACACTCAATTCAGTACTCAATCCCTTAGTATTATGAATCACAATATTACCACTTGTTGGTGAGTTAGAGACATCTTGGCCATCCCACAAACCATATAAAGATAATCCATCTACATCAGTTAATGTACCTCTATACAAATCAGCACTATCAGAACTAATGCCACCTAAAGATTCCGCATTATCAACTATGCCAGTATCATTAGTATCATATACAGCCTTAGCCATATCTCCTGCACCAATATTAGTGACAGTATCTAACACATATTGTCGAGTAGCTGGATGATATGCAGCAGATGGGGTATATGGTGTAGTATTATCTTTAAGTAATACATTTGTTTTAGAAGCAAAATTATTCTCAATAAGAGTATATTGAGATGTTAATTCTGTATCTACATAATCCTTATTAGCTGCTTCACTAGCATTAACAGGTGTCTTAACCTCAAACATTGTAAAAGCATCTCCATGTAACCAAGCAAATGAGGCATCCACATAAGTTTGGGTTGCTTTCTCATCTAGAGAAATCTGTACAGTGCTTTCGGTTGCATCCTTAAGTTTAGCTGGTATATGCTCAGCATTTACTTTATTAAATGAATATAGAGTAGGAACACCAAGCAAACTTCTTGTCTGCTCAACAGTACCAAATCCCCACTCAAAGTCCTCAGCTACTATTAATTGTTTATTTAATATCAACATTCATTATCCTTATAGTGGGTATTTAGCCAAAATCTTATCTATAATACTTTTTACACTATCTGTATTATCATAAGGTATAGCATCTGAATTAATAGCAGTAATAGTAACTGCCTGACCATTTCTGAGTTGTGTAACTGATCCAAAACCCCACATCAAATCTTCTACACCACCAAGTTGTTTCACAAATTTCAAATCACTTAATTTTATATCTTGATCCATAGTGGACTCTACACAAATATTATCTGCCATTAAAATCTCCTGTAAATTGTTTCTCTAACATTGTTTTGTTGAGAATTAAAACTTTTAGCTGTTATTTTTCTAGCTTTTTGAACTTCTACTTCATACTTTCTAAGTTCAAGTTCACCTATTTTATAGTTGCCTTCATCATTATCATCTTGCCTAGCTATACCAACGATATAATGGATAAAAGCATCAAACCACAAATCTTCAAGTACCGTTGATCCATTTAACCAATATATTTTAGGTGGCGTAGCGTTATAAAATACTGTAACATAATTAGGATTATAAACAAATCCAATACAGATACCATAAGTACCTTCTACGACATTATCATTCAATCTTGATAAAAATCCATAACTATCATCTTTCCCATAAGGAATAATGTCTGAAATAACTCCATTATTACTATTAGCTTCACCAGTATTTGTAAATACATTAGACCCACAAATACCACCATATAATGTAATAGACTCATCAGAATAAGTTTCAGTAATTCCTACTATAACGCCTTCTACATTATCCATACACTGGGAAGAAGCCACTCCTTCTACAGATTCAATACCCTCTATAATATCTAACTGTGTACCAGAATAGTAATTCTCAAAAAAATTCAAGTCAGTAAATGGTGGGTGTATCTCTAAAAGACCTCGATTAATATTAGACTTTATAGCATATATACCAGGCTCAGAATAAGCATTATCTATATCTTCACGAGAAAAAATAGGTAACTGAGAATCCACATATTCTATTCTCATTATATCATAACAATCATCAGGTAATGAATAAAGAGTTTTATTGTTACCTAATGCTATATAAGCCTTTCTACGATAAATAGAGGTTCGCTTACAAATATCCTTTTGTGCTGCATTTACAAGTCTTAAAAGTCTGTCGTCCGACCAACCAGTACTATCAGAGTGCCCTAGACGATCTCTAGCGGCTTCAATTATAGCTTTAACAAGCAACTTACCTCCTTATAAAATCAATAAAGTCACCCAAAGGTGACTTGATGATCTTACTTGCCTGGTTTAACAGGTTCAGGTTTAACAGGTTCAGGTTTCACAAGTTTACATTTTTTAGCTGCCATACTAATCTCCTACATCTACAAAAATACCATTATTAGTGGATGCACTGATAAACTCAGCAATCACTCTCAACTTACCCTGTGTTACATCCTGGCTCAGTACAATACTAAACCCATCTGTAGTATCAAAATATTGATCTACAACAGAAGAAACACTAGGTCCTTCAGTAGCAAGATCAAGATTGGAAACCAGAACAACTGGTGTGCCAGCAATAGTCTTGATTTCTGCTGTTGTACCAGCATCAAATGCCTCATCTACCAAAAAATAAAACTTAGTTGCAAAACTATCTGCAGGAATGGTATAAATGTTATGCAAATCACCACCTTTAGCATACACAGCCGCTTGACCAAGTCTATCACCATCATTAGACAGTTGAGCTGGCAAAGTACCAACACCTACCTCAGAAACACGTCTGAGGTTATTGTCAAACAAAGAACTAATATTCACAGTTGCCATTTAAGCCTCCTTACGCATTTGTACTGTTGTAAGTATCAACTGCAACAATACCATATTGGAATCCAGAGACTTTTGCATCTTTGTATTCACCATTCTCAGCCTTCAGAACTGTTGCTTGGACATTAGTCCACAATTCAATAGCTGAACCACTTGTGATATCATAATCATCAGAGCCTTTATATTTATAGTCAGGTTGTCTTCCAAATGCTTGCTGAAGTGCACCTGCACCAAGAATAATTGCTCTAGAAGCTACTTTCTTACCTGAAGCATCAAATCCAACCTCACCAGAAAAGACACCATCTTCATTGATCTGCCTCAGACCTGCTACTTCAACTTCTGATTTACCAATTGTACGACTCAGGGAGGTACCCATAAAATCATCAGCTTCCACAATAACAAAGGATCTAAACGTCCCAATAACACCTTTAATAAGCCTGTTTTCATTGCCTCTCACATCCGCTTGTGAAATAATAGATTGAAACTTAGCATCAAGTGCTAGATCCTCAGCCTGCTTTGCATCAATCACAAGCAAGTATTTTCTCAATCCACCTTGGAATGTAAATGGTTCCAGTCTACGTCTCTTACCACCAGTTGTATAACCTTTTGAAGCTTTGATAATCTTCTCAAGTTTTACAAGAAATTCATACCCCATAGTATCTGAAGTAGTAAGGTCACCAATTGTAGCTCGATTGTTAGGTCTAATAATATGAGTCAATGCCTCATTATTCATCCTACCTTGTGCTGTATCAAACAACCATTGATCTGACTGTCTTACATACCAATCTGCAAGAAGATTTCGTGAATTCTCGTGTGTTGACAGAGGTTGATTACCAATATCAATAGCATCAAATTCATCACCATTATCAAGACCATGTCTAATACGGCGAACCCTGATCTTATCAGAAAACTGTTTCTTCTCTTCTTCATTACCACGAAGGCGTTCTTTATCTATTTTAGCTGCACCTGAAACATTTCCACCAAATTGGAATACTACTTCGTGCCCAGCACCTTTAGAAGCATCTGTCGTAACAAATACTACCGAATCTTTACTGCCACCTTTAAGACCTGCCCACCAAGACGTCGATGCTTTTTGGATAAGACCATCCAGCATCCATTGTCGTCTCTTAAGTACGGAATTATATGTGACCACACCAGTTTGACTTGGTTGTGCACCCATTTATTTGCCTTTAAAAAATTGCTGAGGCATAATTTGCCATCATCTTGTCATTACTTCCATCGTCAGTTGGAGTAGTGCTACCACCAACCTCACTCAGATTTGGCGTCTCTGGGATTAGCTCATTGTGGACCTCTTTTGGCCTATAAAGTATATCAGATGCTTCTACAAGAAAGTCTTGTGGTGACATTTTGCCCTCTGCAAACTCATTGAGTAATCGTGGAGGTAGATCATAATCGATCATCTCCAAAGTCAATGGTTTGTCAGGATGGGCAATATTATGTTCTGCTATTACAGCTTCCACAGTTTTTACACCGACCGTTTGTTGTGCATACTGAGATGCTTCATTGAACACTTTCTCATATGGATCAGATCTTTGAGCTTCAAGTTGCTGACGAATATACTCATCTGGATCACTATATTTAAGAGATTCATCAACCTCAGTAGGTTTAATAGTAGGAATTTTTTCCTTAACCTGCCCTAGCTCCAGTTCGTACTTATCTGCTCTTACCTTTTCCCTAGCTACAGCAGCTTGAGATCCTCGTCTACGCTTCTCAGTCTCCAAGAGTGCCAACTCCACTGGACCTAGGTCGTTTCCTACAATCTCAATCTTACCATCACTAGTACGATGTAAATGTTCTTTAAAGAACTCTTGAGAATTAAACTGAGTCTGCTCACGTGAGGTAGACTGCAATGCTTCTCTTGGTTCGTATTGTTCTCCCATTTAGTATCCTTTCATACTGTTGGTATAGATATTTCTATCTATTATATATTATATCATAATAATCTTAAACTAATCTTAAATAGCTATTAATATTAGTTTAAGATTATTATGGTATAATATGATATGAATAGTAATAAAATTAAAATACGTGCATTGTTAAAATTAGGTGAGAATAAACAGGATATAGCCGAAAGATTAAATTGTTCCTATAGTACTGTTATAAAAGAAGCTAGAGCATTAAAAAGAGAAGAAGAAAATGACGTCACAAAAATTGACACTGATCTACTTCAATATGTAATTGAAGAAACAAAAGAAACTGCACCACAAAGTGTAGTACAAAGCTTGGAAACTATAGAAGAAGGAATAACAGGTCTACAAAAATTAGACGAACGTTTCCACAAAACTGTAACTTTAATGCTTGATAAAGCAGATGAATATCTTAAGCAAGAGGATCTAAAAATAGGTGAATTCTCAACAGTTACAGGAGCAGTTAGTAATGCTTATAAAAGTATATTCCAATCGGGTGGTGTTAATGTAAATGTGAATAATGGAACACAAATTAGTGATAACAAGTTGTCCATGTTCAAAAACTCAATGAGGCAATAATATGGATATATTAAATAGTAGGTCTAAAACTTGTGTTGGACATAAGTGGAGTTATTGTGACTAAAATAAGAAATAGTCCTATAAATTGGTATTTAAATATATCAAGAGAAGATTTTAAAACCATATATGCTGGAACAGATGTAATTAAAAATATATGGTTATTTGAAACAAAACCTTTAACTGACAAAGATGCTATAGAATACTATTTTTCCTCAAAGTTATGGAGATTAAATAATTGGTATGGTATACGAGATAAGTTCGGTACACCTGTAACCTTTAATATGAATCGTGCACAACATCTAGTATATGCACAAAGCCTAAAACATCCACGAATGATTATCTTAAAATCACGACAACAAGGTATTAGTACATTCTGGCTAGTAAGTTTCTTCGACGACGCAATCACAATAGATAACCTGAATGTAGGCTTAATGGCACAAGATAAAGACGCAGCCTCAGACCTATTGGAAAGAGTGGATTGGGCTTGGGATGATATGGACCCAGGAGTAATAAGCTTCTTAGGTATAGAGCGTGTAGTAAATAACTCAAAGGAAACCTCATTCAGTAATGGCTCAAAGATATTCGTTCGTACTAGTTTCCGTTCCGGCACACTGCAGAGGTTACATATATCTGAACTAGGTAAAATTGCAAACAAATACCCAGAGAAGGCAAAAGAAACCAACACAGGATCTCTACAGACAATAAAGGCTGGAAATCCAGTAATAATTGAGTCTA